CGGCCTCTCACGCCGGTAACAGGGGTTCGAGTCCCCTTGGGGTCACCAAGTAAAAGCAGCTAGTTAGTTAAAGCTGAAAAGTCCGAGAAAGTTCTTGATGTACTTCTGATGTACTTTTCTCGGAACCAGGTAAGCCGGGGAGCGCCACGAGCACTTCCCGGTTTTCTTTTTTCAGCCGGTGGATGTAATGCTGGGTGGTCGCCAAGCTGGTATGGCGAAGCATGTATTGTATCTCGACCAGGGGCACGTTCTCAGATGCCAGGATCGAGGCAAACAGATGCCGGATACCATGGAAACCAAACGGCTTCACTTTCGCTTTCCTGCAAACCCGTTTCAACCAGTGTTGTCGGTATTGATAGGCCAGGTTTTGCTGGCTGACAAAAACGAGTTCGTTTGGTTTGCAGCCTTTCTTCTGGTGCCGCATCAGCCAATCAAGCAGATCGTCCTTGACGCTCAACCACTGTGAGCGCCATTCACCGACCTTGTTTTTCCGCCAACTCAGTCGAATACGCTTGCGGAAAAAATCGACGTCGGCCCAGGTGAGCCGGAAAAGCTCGTCCCGCCGGGCTCCAGTCTGCAAATAGCAATAGAGCATCAGCCTGTCTTGGTCTCCTCCGATGGTATTGAAGACTTTCCAAAAATCTTCCAGGGTTGGAACATATCGTTCCACTCGTTCCGAGGCGAATTTCTCCACCTTGGCAAAAGGGTTTTCGCTGGGCAGTTGAAGAAACTTCACTCCCCAGGACCAAGCCGCCGACAAGTTCTTCCTGTCTTTGTTGGCAGCGTTTCCTGATCGGTTGCCCGATTGAATTTGCAAAGCCTTTTGAACCTGCAAGGCGGTCAATTGGGTAACCGATGATTGCGGATGAATGCCAGAGGCGAAGAACAGACGAAAAACCATCCTTTTTTCTTCAAATGTTTTCCGGGTGAAACTCTGTTCAGCGAACCTTAAATATTCCGTCGCCCAATCAATCAAGCAAACCGTATGGGTCTTTTGGTCGTCCTCTGCGGATGACGGGAATCTTTCCGACTCCCACAACAACGCCTCCTTTTTCGTCTCGAAGCACTTCCTCTGTTTGATATTCCCAATGAACCGTTGACCCATCCATGGGAACTTGTCCTTGTTTTTGTTCGGGTTTTTGTACGCCATGTTTCAATACCTCGTTTCGTGGAAATCTCCATGAACGCGGCCCCAGGCGTACCCCTCCAAGCCTTTCGAGACCATAGCGCCGCAGAACTCTTTTCTCAACACGGAAATAATCAGCAACCTCTTGCAAGGTCATCATTTCGGGGAGCATTGTTCACCCTGCCATAGTTGCTCGGAACTCGTTTCGTTTCGTGATCATTTTCCGGGTGAACTTTTGTTCATCTTCGAAAAGGTCGTGCAGGTCTTCCTCGATGAGGTCTTGGCAGAAGACAACAATCCGGTCGATGTCATTGGGTTCGATTTCCAGCGACGCACAGACCGACATGAGCATGCCACGGGCCTGCTTGCGGAGCATGTCAACGTCCTTGTGGCGGACGGGATGATTGCGAATGAGGCCGAGCACACCGGTCCAGACGACATTACGCACCTTCTGCCAGAACTCGGAGACCTTGGCGCGGGATTGGTTGTGGTTGCGATCAACGGGGCTGATCGTGTGCTTGACCCATTCCGAGGTCAGGTACAGCCAGAGGGATTTCAGGGAGGAAGTCAGATCGTAAACCGTATCAATTCTAAGTTGCTGATCCTGATCGGAGAACTCCCTGAGCTTCGGGCGGCGTAGCTCAAACTCGACCCGGGTAACGGGGTTCTGGTCGAATTGCTGAAGGCCCCAGACCTCGGCAAAGATTTCCTGCTTGTGGGTGGCCCTGGAGCGTTTGAGTTCCGTCACCTTATCATAGATGCGAAGCATGATGTCTTTCGAGATCCAGTTGACGCTGGTCAGGTGGTTATGGCGGGCGTAGCTGACAAAATCGGTGCCGCGAGAGACCCACTTGGTTTTTGCTTCCAGGTCAAGCTCGTTGATATCGACGTTGATGAAGTCGGCGGCCAGATGGACCTCGGAAACCAACTCTTTGACGATCTCGCAGCCGTAGGTTGCAAGAAAGGTCTTCACCCCTTCATAGATAGGCAGAAAACCGGGCGACCAGCAGGAGAGCGAACCGATTTCCAGGCGGCAGGAGGGAATCGGGTCTTCCGCCTTTCGGCGATTGAACAACAGGGTGATATCACCGGAGGTGAGGCGGAAGGAATAACGGGAGGCACCCTGGCGGGAGAGGTTCCAGTCAAAGCCTCGTTCCTCGAAAACCGGGATACAGTCAAGGTCCAGTTCTTGGGCTTCCTTCTTCTTGCGTTCGAGGTAATCCAGGAACCAGGGATCGAGCCAGAAGACCCAGAGATTGACTTTCAGAAAATCGAGATTGCGAACACAACCAAGGGCTTGATTGTGGGCGGTGACTACTTGGGAGTCACATGCTATTCGGGCTTGTGACTCCCCGAAAGGAAAATCCGTCGGCGAATTGTCCCGCAGGGTCAACCAGCGGGCGTCTTGGTGGCGGTAAAAAGGCGTGTATTTCGATTGTAGTTGCATGGGAAAATCCTTGGAATTGTTTGAGGCCAACCGGCTACGCCGGACGCCCGCCCCTCTCTCTGTCGGGCGCGGGGTCCGGCGCACTCCCTTTTCCTTCGGTGCGCTCAGGTTGTTCCGGAGGACGCTCGGGAATTGAATCTTGGTAGGCCCGTATCTTGGCAGCTTCAGAGTCAGAAACTAAAATGTAAGTTCCTGTTTTTGCCTTATAAAGTTTGTGGGGAAAAAAATCTGAACGGATCAAGGCTCCGAGGTAGAGGTAATAGGTGCCGGTGGGGTCGGTTACGCTTGAGACGCGAACAAGGTTGAGGTCGGTAACGGGGTTGCCGCCGGAAGGCCCAGGACGCGAGGAAGAGGGGGGCAAAGGGCGAGAGGTCGAGGAAGTCCCAGGGCGAACGGAAGAGGTAGGGCCAGGATCGCCGCCAGATCGGAGATTATTGGTTGTCGAATGAAAACGCCAGTAAACGCCAGCGCCGAAAACGAAGACGGCAATGGCGAGGCCAGCAGCGAAAGAAAGAGGAAAACGTTTTTGATGCTGGAAGGCGGAGACGTAGGAGGAAAAAACGGATTTCCTACGAAAACGGAAAAACCTGCTGACAGTTTCGCCGCCAATCTCTTTGGAATAGGTGAAAAGGAAAGGGAAAGGGTTGCCAGATGGAGATGAAGCCCGGAAAGTGACCTCGGCAAGACAGGAAATTGCAGGGTGTACTTTTTTAAAGTCTTGAGTGATGAGGAAAATATCAATACCGTGATGACGGTGGGTCTCGAAAAAGTGGGAAATTCTGGGGTCGATGCGCGAGCCAGCAGGGATAAAATCCTGACACTCGTCGAGGAAAATTACAGAGCCGGAAGGTGGTGAAAGCGCGATAGCAAGCAAATCAAGAGAATCGTTGCACCCATCAAAACCACGTAGGTTGTGAACCAGGGCGCGGCCTTTGCGCTTAAAATCAATTGCCGTAGATACAGCGAGATAACTTTTGCCAGCACCGGGAACTCCTGTAATGATGGTTATCATATGCGAGGCCGAAGAGCGACAAGGACGAAGTAGGCGGCCCAGCCGGAAAGGATAATGGCGCAGTACGTGGGGAAAGCAATCTGGTCAGCGATATAACCGGCAACGCCAGTAATGTTATAGGAAATATCAATGGGTTGACCAATAGCCGACTCAAGAGCTTGCTTGAAAAAGGAAGCCATCGAAAGACGGAAACCGGCGAACGAATCCCAAAACCAGGAGCCGAATTGACGGAGCAGCCAAGGCCCGGCTGTAAGAAAAAGGGCGATCAGCAAAAGCCGAGTGGCGGCCCAGCGGGCAACCGAGAGAGCGGCGTGGAAAATCGCCATGGCGATTGTGGCAGCAGCTGCAAACATTAGTTTGTCCCTCCCCAGCCTCGACGGAGAATCAGGGCTGTTTGAATGTAGGCAAGGGCGATCAAGGCAACCCGCATAATTGAGTAGCCTGTCTGCATCCAGGGGTAATTAAAGCAGATGTTGATTTCAGAACCCATAAGATTGCCGGAAACACAGGGATCACCCCCGGCGGTAATGGAACCTTGGAAAATGTCAGGACCAGCGGGAGCAACCTGTTGCAGCTTTTCGGCAGCGGCTTTACCGACTTCAGAACCATCAGAATTTTCATTCCAATCCGTACCGTCGGGAAGATTGCTGGGATACTGATAATCGCCAGCCGAAGGGAGCGGACCATTGTATGCCTCATTGCGCTGATTGTTACGCATATCCTCGACAGCGTTGGCAATACGATCAGCAGAGCCCTGGAGACTATTTCCCTGTTGGATCAATTTGCCCTGATTGGAAATAACACTGTCCATCTGTGCGCCAAGGTGACCAATCTGTTGGCCGATTTCATTGCCCTGACGGATTTGGGCGTTTTGATTGGCGATAACGGCCCCAAGTTGCGGCGAGGCGTCAGAGGAACTTCCGGGATCAGATGTACCAGATTCGTTTGGTCCGAGAGGGGCGGGTTTTGGTGTTCCGTCCGGATTTGTTGACCCAGGGTCCGGGGTTTGTGGTTCCGGCGGAGGTCCAGGAACCCAAGGGCCATCATCTTGCTGACAGTTGCAGGCACCAGAGGAGCAATCTACAGATGCGACGCGGCCCGCGCACCGTGCGGAACATTGAGATTTGAGATTATCGCAATTTTCATCTGGGGGAGGAGGTGGGGGTTGATCCGGCGGCCCGGTGCCACCATCGCCGCCGCACTGTGCCCCGGTGTAAACCATCCTCACCGACCAGCAGGAGCCGCCGGGGCTCCACATTTCAACACCTCCAGGGATGTCATCGGGAGTAGCAAGGCAGCCGGCAAAGCAACGGTCCGAGACCTCAGCCCCGCAGTAAATCCCGGCGTATTTGCCAGCTTTATCCTGGCAGGGATTTGGAGCGGGGCAACCGCCGGTAGGGCCGCCAGGCAAATCAACAGCCCCCTGGAGACCTAAAAGCGATTGAATGTACCCGGTGTTACTCCATGGCTGCCAACCGTTTGCGTCGGTGTATGTGTAGCTGCGCCAAACGCCCGTCCAATACGGGGTCCCCTGATAATGCAAGTCCTGGCTATCCAGGGTACTGGTAACGTAGCCGGTGGCCGGATCAAAACTGACCTGGTAGCTAGTAATACGCTGATTGCCCGGAGGGAGGACTGTGACTGAGTTTTGTTGGCCCAAAAAAACAAACATGGTGCACTTAGCATCGGTCCAACCCGATGCCCAGGAGCCGGTTGGGGCGAAAATAACAAGCAGGGTGAGGAGCAAGCGAAAATGTTTCACGGTGAAACCTCAAAAAAAGCGGGGGCCGAAGCCCCCAACTTGATCAGCTCCGGTTCATCAACTTGATGACTTTCCGGAAGCCCCAAAGCACCGCCAAAGCAACAACGCAAATTCCCATATAGGACGCGATGTCAGCGGTGTTCAGGGTTACGTCGGTCCATGTAATGCCGCCCATGGTAACCTCCTGGTTAAGGGTTTATGTTATAGCCCGGATCAGCCCCAGGGGGAGCATGAGACCAAGCAGGCCGCCGAGACAGGCAAAAAGGATTATGGTATCCATCAGCTGCGGGCCATTGTCGCGGCCAGGGCCACGCAAAGGAAAACAACCAGTCCCAACTGCATCGAAAAAGAAAATGCCCAGTTGAACGCTTCAGCCGCGGCAATGGTCACAGGGTCGGACGATCCAGAGGCGTCGAGAACATGCATGTAAATTATTGGGTATGACCCACCAATGCCCAGGTTCATAGTCAACGCCTCTAAGGGGTGAATTTTGGGAAATGCCTACCGCGCTGCCGCTTGGTCTCTCCGGAGGTTCCCTGCAAAAGTCCGGAACTGCTTTGGACTTTCACAGCGAAACCTCGGAGACCAGGTTGTAAGCGGGAATGCCACACGTCCATTTTTTATCAATTCACAACGGGTTTGAAGGTCAGCCAACCTTCGCGCCGGACAGTGAAGTCCAAAGAGCTTTTGAACTCTTGACCAATGGCGTACCGGTCGAAATCAGAGGGGTTGACCTGGATCGTCAGGACGCCTTCCATGCCCAGGGCATCGACAATGAAGAAAAATCGGTCGGGGTTCCCGTTGCGGCCATCGCGTCTTTCTTTCTTTTTCAGCCGTCCGAAGATGTACAGACCTTGTTTTTGCTCTTTTTTTTCAGTTCCGTTTTCAGCCATGATTCAGACTCCTCGTTGTATTGTTGATGTGGCGGGTTGAGGTAACAGTTGACGCAACAGTTGAAGTTTCCGAAAAACTTGTGAAGCAATGCCAACATTGGTAGTAATATGTCAGTGTAAGGCCCTCGACGGTGACGGTGATCTCCAGAGCATGACCGCAGGTTTGGCAGTAGATTGTCGGGAAATCGGCAATTGAGGTAATCATGGCTGCTCAACAGGACGGGTACTGCTGCTGTTTTTCGTTGCCGTACCTTCGAAATGCGCCCTGGCGGGATAGCCCCAGGGCAAGGCCGATATGTGCCCAGGAACGACCTGAGGACCGTTGTCCCTGGATGGCGGAATTGATAGCGTCGTCAAGCTCGGCTCGAAGTCGGACAAGTTGAGCAAGTTCATGCTCGTCACAATCGGCAACGCGACGACCAGCGGCGCGAATCATTCTGGAAAGCATTTTCAGCCATTCGGAGGTTTCAACCTTGCGCATGAGAACGCCTCTTTTTGTCGAAATAGTGTCAACGAATCGTTTACATCATTTGAGCGAAACAGATACCCGGCAGGGTAGGTGCCACAGGTCAGGTTAAAGGGTAAAAATCATCGAGTGGCCATTGCGGCTGCAACGACCATGAAAGCCAGCAGCTTCAAGGGCGAGTTGGGCCAACCAATCGGTATCGTTGAGGCCAAGCCTTAAATAATTGAGGCGCAGGAGCCGAAAAACACGGTTGGCGGCAAGGAGGTTGCCGGACCTTGTGAGGCTTTTGTAAGCGGCGATAGCTTTCTGTTTCGGCGTTTGGGGCATGGCGGGCCTCCAGGGGGCGAGGGAAGAAGTGGTTATTTTTTTAACCGCTACCGTTTTATATGCTTATAAATTTCACCAGTCAAGGAAAAATGGTTAATAAATCCACCAAAAATAATTTCAGTGAAGCTTTTGATAGAATTAAAGCAGAGACAGGATTTAAAAGCATAAGGCAATTAGCTGAAATTCTTGATAAAGATCACACAACCTTGTTGGCTGCAAAAAAGAAAAAAGAATTTCCGGCAGGGTGGGCATACATGATAGAAAAAAAGTATGGCCTTTTAACAGGATGGATAATGACGGGAGAGGGACCGAAGAGGCTGGAAGAAATAAAGGAAGGCTTTGGTTTTTACGAAGAACTTGAACAGTGGGCGAGAGAGACGGGCCAATCCGAAAATACCCAATGGATGCGGAACCAGATCGAAAGCTTTTTCCCGATGTTCAAGGAATGGAAGAAGAGAAGGGATGAAGGGGAAGAAATTGAACCTGATGCCACATTTTCAAGGGTAGCATAAAAAAGTTAGATCATATAAATTATTAAATACAATGTCCGTGGTTTTGACAGACCATTTGAACAGCGTAAAACATGTGCAAGTCATTAACCAACTGAATGCATTACGGAGTAATTCATGGTGACTGACAAGACGCTCCTTGCAATGATATTGATTGCTGTTGGAATGATAATTCTCGCGGCAATTGTGAAAAAATTAAAAACACAGGAACGTGGCAATCGAGGAGAATATCCGTATAAAAAAGTAGATTCACTTTTTACGGCAGCAGAACGTTCATTTTTTGGTGTGCTCGAAGATGCCGTTGGTGATCAATTCAGGATATTCGGAAAGGTACGGATTGCCGACATCGCAACAGTCAAAAGTATCTCTGATAGAAGCGCATGGCGAAGGGCAGTGAACAGAATAACGGGCAAGCATTTAGACTACATACTCTGTGACAAAGATAATCTGTCGATCATTTGCGGAATTGAGCTCAACGACAAATCCCACAAGCAGCAAAACAGGCAAGAACGCGACAACTTCATAGAAAATCTTTGCAAGAAGATTTCTCTGCCACTCGTAACAATCCAAGCGCAACGTGCCTATTCAGTACCCGAAATACGAACGGCCATCCTGAAAGCATTAGAAGGGAGCACAGGGGTAACAAGGGACGAGAAACGGGGTGAGGGTAAAAAAGGGGGCCTTAATTGAAGAGAAAAACCCGGCCCTGGCTAAAAATATAACCATATAAATATACATATAATTATATTGACGATGTGCACCCAGCCGGTTATTTGTCAAGCATGGAAAAACAAACGAATTTTGAATGGAGATCGGAGAAGGATCAACAAAACCAGGAAAAGCATGGTGTTCCCTTTGCCCTGGCTCAGTTTGCCTTCTTCGACCAGAATCGTATCATCCTTGAAGACCTTGAGCACAGCGGTCAGGAAAAACGGTTTTACTGCCTGGGCAAGGTGGCCGGAAGCATAATGACTGTTCGGTTCACTTACCGGAAAAACAAGATTCGGATCATTGGCGCAGGGTACTGGAGAAAAGGGAGGAAAATTTATGAAAGAGAAAATCAAATACACAGATGAACCAATGGGGAAAGTGAGGAGAGTTGCCGATTTCCTGCCCTCGCCTGAAGAACTCGCATTGAAAGAAGAGACAGTGAAAGTGACCATCTCTTTGAGCAAGGCAAGCATCGACTTTTTTAAAAGCGAAGCAAAAAAACACAACACCCAATATCAAAAGATGATCAGAAGGTTGTTGGACGAATATATATCCCATCGCCCCTGAACATGGCGACATGAGAACCGGGAACCGATGTACTTTCGATGTACTTTTTCGGAAAAAATTAAGGATAGCAGAGGAAATACTGGGTTAATAACTATCTAAAAAATAAAGAAAAGGCTTGGAAAGGTATACTGTTTACCGGCCTCTCACGCCGGTAACAGGGGTTCGAGTCCCCTTGGGGTCACCAA